CGGAACATCCGTGAATCCGAACGACCATCCGACAAGATTTCCTTCTCTGGCATCCTGCACAACTTCCGGATCATCAGTCCTCAATTTTGCTCTGAGTCCGATGTTGTCTTCCGTCAGTTCCAGATTGCCATCGGCAGTGCCTCCAAGATCTCGATTCCAGTCATGGTTTAACAAGACTCGGATATTGTCATTTCGCTCAATGGCTTTTTTAAAAGCACCCTTGCAGACTCGCTCGATGAATCGTCCGATCCTCGACATCAGCGGTTTGGAGTTTCTCTCGACCGCATTGACATATCCATCAATTTCAACACTGTCATTTCTTAAATTGATCTGCATCACTTCACCTCCCTGTTTTGGCAAACTGTCCTTCATTGCTATCGATCCATGCGACATCATTGATATCCACTTCTTGTGAATACACTTTTCCACCGCCTGCATAATCCGATGCCATCATCTTAGATGGGGAAATAAATCCACCTTGTGCAATTGGCTTACTGCTATAGACTGTTATCTTTCCAGTCTCTAAAGCTTTCTCTCCATCCGCTTTTGTAAAATCCGGATAGAGATAATCGTCATCATCAGAGATCGTTGTCTTAAATGCTTCTTGTGCTGATTTGATGTCAGATGGTTTTCTGATACCAGTGTGAACATCATCGGTCATCGCATTGTTTTTCTGAATGATTTCAAACTGCTCTTCTTTTTCTTTTGTCACAGGGAGTTCTTTTTTAGAACTTGGTTCTTTTTTTGTGGCTTCCGATTCCGGTTTTGTTTCTTTCGCAGATCCGCTTGCCGATTGAGATTTATTCTCGTTCTTTGTTTCTTCTTTTCCCTTCAAAGCGTTGATCTGTTCTTGCAACTCTTTTCTTTTGGCAGCACCAGAACCGAATCTGCTTGTTTTTGCCAATTGAGATTCCAGTTCTTTGATCTTCTCAGCATTGCCTCCAGAACCTCCAGATCCTCCAGAACCTCCAGAACCTCCAGAGCCTCCACCAGAAGAAAATCTTCCATCCGAACCATGATTGGAATTGTATCTTTCCTCAAGATCTCTTTCCGCACTGTTTCCACTGTCTTCAAAAGCCTGATCCAGTTCCTTATCCTCGATCAGCTTCTCGATCTGACCATCTCCCATGTCTCCAATAGTGTCAGTGTTTGGAGTATAGAAGACATGTTTGTTGGTGTCATAAAGAACCGCACCAAGACCGACATTGACCACATCCAGACCTTCGACATATTCCATGTTCTCTGCTCTGCGGATCTCATTGAGAGTCATGAATCCAGTCTCTTTAGCAAGCTTATATGAATCGAATCGGTCTTTCAGAGTTGCTTTTACGATCTCTTTCACATCAAACTCGAAGAAATGATTCTTCTTCTCTTTTTCAAGCAGAAGATCTCGATTCAGAGCAGTCTCAAAAGCTTTGATGATCGGATATATCGCCTCTTTGAATGTCAGTTCAAAGTTGTCCGGATGCAGATGGAAGATGTTCTGGATCTCCTTCGTCAGAGTGTTCTTGTTCTGATCCAACTGAGCCTCGACAGAAGAAAAAGTTGCCTCTTGAAACTCCAGACCATTGTTCAGAACAACCACACTCTCCGAGTTGTCGGAGTACATCTTTTTCCATGCCTCTTTGAGAACATTGATCTCTTCCTGACCAAGCTTCCTCTGAGACTTAAGAAAGCCTTTCTTGTTGCCTCCAGAACGAGCCAAAGACAACTGATAGACCAAAGTGTAATAAGCAGTCTCTAAAGCCTTTGAGACCTCTGTTGTCACTCCAGATCCTGATGCTCCATCTTTTGTGGCTCTCAGCAATTTGATGAACTCCCACGGCTTATAGGACTCGCCATCAACAAGAATGGAATAATCCTTGAATATAGGCTTGTAATTCTTCATGATCGTGATGTATCGGTCTTCGACATAGTAGATCCCAACCACATCATTCCTGATCCTCTTGATATAGGCATATCCACCTTTTCCAAGGAGATAGTCTTCGACCATTGCTTTCTTCAGTTGAAATCCATCGAGAGTGTCTCCAGTATCTCCATTCAGAATCTTGACTCTGGTGTCTCTCGACAATTCTTCGACCTTTCCATCTTTGACCTTGTAAAGCTTAACTGGCATGCATGCGATCATGCTGCCGATCAGATCAACCGCTCCACTGACCGCAGGAAGAGTCAGAGCCTTTTCTCTTGTGATCTTTTCCTGATTCAGAAGAGCCTGCAAAAGGACATCACTGACAGGAGGAGTGATCTCTTGAGTTGGTGTTTCCCTTTTCCGGAATAATCCCATTTCTCAGCCTCCTTTCTAAATGACTTGAATAGTGAAGTCCATCTGATTCAGCAGGACATCCTGTTCCAACAGATAGACCGCATTTAACATTGATACGACCATGTCCACCTTGCCTCTTGATTTTTTCTTGTTCACATAGAGGTTTTGATTTGTGTCCTTGGTGCATCTTGCGTTTTGGAAATTGATCTCAAGGAGAGGATTCTTCTCATACTTAAATTCTCCACTGAGGATCTTTTCTTTCAGAAGCTTGGTCGGAGGATGCAGCACACTGGAGTGCTGACGGATCTCGACCATGTTGAATCCTTCTCCCTCAAGCTTTTGAGCAGAAGAAAGAGCGTTCCATCGGTCATATCCAATCGCTTGAATTTGGACTCCGAAACGCTCCTCAATTTTCATGATGAAATTTTCGACAACCGCATAATCGATGACTCGGTCACCGCATGCGATCACATGATCACCCTTGATCAACTCTTTATAATTGACCTTTTCGGATGATTGCTTTTCCTCGATCCTTCCTTCCGGAATAAATGCAAATGAATCAGCCAGGATATTGTTGTCCTCATCGACCGCTACCATAGAGACCGATGTATTGTCATCCGTCTGGGAGAGATCAAGACCGACATAAACGACTCTTCCAGACCAGTCTATGTCTGCCACTCTGCACGACTGCACATCTTTGACATCAATGTATGTCTCAGTTCCAACACCCTGATAGATAATGTTGCAGTGTTTTGTCACAAAATTTTCTCTTGCGCTCTCGACTGCTATGGCATAGGCTCTCTTTTTAAGCAGATCTTCCCAGATCTCCTTGATCTCAAGAGCAACCGGATTTGCTTGTTGCAGGATCAGATCGTTGGTCTCCCATCCTTTTGTCTCATCTGGCTCATAGAGAAGAGCAAACCTTGTCTCATCTTTTTCGATGCCATCCAAGACCTTCTTGGAATAGCTGATCTCATCCTCAAAAGGATTATCAATGGTCGGATACTTTGTGGAAATGATGAATCCTAACTTATTGAGGATGTTAAGCTGACCGGATCTCATCGCATCTATCGGATAAGATATCGGCAGCGCACCGACCTCATCTGCGCAAAAAGCATTGGGAAGCTTTCCATCCATCCTGCTTGTCGAATAGGACAGAGGGATATATTGTGTTGATGTTGGCTTGAATTGAATATAGTCACGCAGGATCTTGAATCGTTTAGTATCCCTGTATTCATATACCAAAGGAGATGATCTCAGAGTCTCAGAGATTGCCTCTCTGATTTCTCTCGACAGAGATCCATCAGGTGCAACACTGTAGAATTTAGAAAACGAGGGTTCTGTAAGAAATAGGAGGATAAATATTGTGGCAATGGTATAGGTTTTGAAGTTCTTTCGGCAGATCTCCAAGACTCCAGTCTCATATCTCCTTTTAGCAGGATTGTTGCGATACACTGTGCAGAGTATCGCAACATAAAACAACCATTGATAACCGCATGTGCAGTCATACAGTGGTTGTCCTGCTTTCAATCCTTTCGGCATAATCAAAATCTTGAGTACATTCTCAATCTGAGTCAGCTTCTTCTGGCTGATCATGTACTTTTTATCTTTCCCTTCAGATATCCGCATGAACTCACGCATCTGAATCTTGACATACTTTGGTGTGGTTTTTCTTCTTATCGACTTCTTGCAAAAGTCATAAGCTTTACTCTGCACCACCATTGATCATCTCCATCAGCGGATCAATGTCTTCCTTTTCTTCATCGACTCCAAAATTCTTGATGATCCTGATCAGAGTTGCCACTGTCTTGTTTGCAGAGTCGGTCGTTCTGTTGTAGTCACCAACTGCAGGATTTGTGTAAAGATTTTTCCGACCTTTCACATATTCTTTCGAGACCAACATCCCTTCCTGATCAATAACCTTCTCCAACTCATCAAGAAGCTTCAGTTGGACTTGGTATCTCTCGAATGTTGTGACGAAAAAGAAATTCGATGCCAGACCAGACTCTTCTGCCAGTCTCATGATCTCTTTTGCTTGCTCTTTTAGTTCCTCTTTGTTCATTTCGCTCTCCATTTTTTTCATTTCATTGGCGAATTGCACACCCTCCGCATATTATGCAGAGATAAAAAGTGTTTTCCCGAGGTTTTCGGACACTTTTATGCATTTTCATTGCATATATTCCAAAAATATCACGTTTTTAATCATTTCTGCGTATGATGGTAGGCGGTTGGTCGTGAGTCCTGCATAAAAATCAAGCCTCTACCCCACCGGGGATGTTTTTCCGTCACGATACTCAACCAGTTTCCTTAGATATTCCACAGATAGCTGACCTGAGTCAGCTTGCTTATGATGTTCAGTACACAAACATATAAGATTAGAATCATCAAGCAGAAGATCCTGTCTGTCTTTTACTTTCAAAATGTGATGAACTTCTAAGTCTTTGTAGTTGTATCTTCCTTGATCTCTACAGACTGCACACAGATTCGAGGACTGTTCTCTGATATCTTTTGACTTCAATGTCCAAGCATATCTCGATCTCAGTCTTCTTTCCTCTCCTCCGTCATATGTCTTCCCTACATTGCAAACATAGTCTTTAGGATGCATTTTTCCGCATCTGGAACAAGATTTATAAATCAAATCTTGATCACTTGTCCTGCATAGATCAGATTCTTATCTTTGATTCCGTTCTTCTTCACAAGAGCATCGACTGTGGTGCCGAACTTCTTTGCAATGGCAGTCAGAGTGTCACCCTTCTGCACAGTGTAGGTCTTTTCTTTCAAGAGATTGTTGACCGCTTCCTGCACGGCATCATAGGAGTATCCTGCCTCAGTAAGTTTTTTCTTTCTCTCAGATCCATTGCCCCATGCACCTTTGATGACCTCTTTTGCGATCTCATCAACAGATTTCTTTGCAGGAGTCGGAGTCTTCTTGAATCCATTCTTTCCTGCTGCTTTGATGATGCTCGGAAAGTCTTTGTAAGAGATATTGGTGTCAACTCTTCTGCCTCCTGCCGATCCATTGTCTGAGTTCTGCCAGATGTCAAAAGCATTCCACGGAAAACTCGGTTTAGTTGCCGACCATCTTGCGACCCACTTAGTATAAGCATTCAGTCGATTAGTCTGGATCTTAGATGTGAACCAGTATGTATTCGCATAGATTCCGACCCAGTATCCTTTAGCCTCAAGCGTTTCGCAGAATCCGATGATCGCATCTGTGACACCTTTCGCATCCTGTGCTTGCCACTGGTTGTTTTCCACATCGATATAGATCGGATACTCGAACTGTTTCCCTTTGAGGCAGTTCTCATATAGGAAATTAGCTTCTGCGATCCCTTCTGCTTGCGTTCTCGCACAAGAATACCAATAGCAGCCGACTGGCATGCCGATCTTCTTGGCTTCAGCGTAAAAACGCTCGAACTGACCATCTTTGACCTTCTGTCTTCCTGATCCATATCCGGTGTAGCCACCTCTCAAGATGGCAAACTGGAATCCTGCCTTTTTGACCGCTTCCATTGTCAGTCCACCTTGATGATGAGAAATATCGACTCCTTTGATCATTTCTATTCCTCCTTGATCGTGTTCTTGACCCCAGAGAAGAGACCACACGCAGATAGACCCATAGCCAGTCCGATCACGATGCTCTCCACGATGTCATAATTCAGATGCAAGCCATAAACACAAATACCACTGATCAACCCTAAGAAAAGGTCTATCAGTGGTATCCATCTTTTCGGCAGTCCAAGTCTTTTAATCACTTCTGCAATGCCGATGATCAATGCGATCTGTGCAGCAGGAGTGATCAACACATTGATGTCCATGTCTTTTTCTCCTTGCAGTTTTCGATGCTATGATCTTAACTCTGGAAAAGTGACATTTAGTGACATCTTATAAACTGTCTCGAATCTGCTCCAAAATCCGCTTGACTTGTCGCTCCGAGTAGCTGACCATCTTTGCGATTCTGTAGATCCGCATCCGCTCGATATATCTGTATCGATAAATGCGATCTTCAATCTCGTTCGATGACCTTAACTCCTCTCTTTTTGCC